GATGGCCGAAAGCCCAAAGATAATAGCGTCTTGCACTTCTCCGTGATGTTTTTTAAGGTCATAAAGATATTCTCTACGAATTTGACAATATATTGGTGGTGTGTTCGCATTTAAATAAGCCATTACTATCCATTAATATCTCCCCAAGTTGAACCTGATTCATAATCAACTTTATTAGGTATTGCTAATGTAACAGCATTCTCCATAATCTCAACAATTTTTTTTGCTTGTTCATCTGATTGAATTGAAATATCTAACTCATCGTGAATTTGTATGTGTGGTATAATTCCTTCATTATATAAATCCAACATTGCTTTCTTAGTCATATCAGCAGCGGATCCCTGTATTAATTTGTTTAAAGCTTTATATGTCATTGCTCTTCTAATTCTTCCACGACCATATGTTCTTTCAGCTTCTTCAAATGACATTGCTTTATGCATACCAAATTGATCAGGTTCCCATTTATCAAATCTACATCTACGTCCTAATAATGTTCCAATAGATCCTGCTGTTTGTGCGTGTCTTGATGTATAATTCATTAAGTCTTTAACAAAAGGCACATTCTCGTGATATTGATTAAATAAATTTTCTGCTTCTGCCTTAGTATTTAATCCTAATTCAGCTTGTAATTTTGCCTTACCCATTCCATAAAATAATCCAAGATTAATTGTCTTAGCATTAGTTCTAGATATGTTTGCCATATCAGCAACTGTTTGGTGAAAGTCCACAGAATTATCTTTAAATTTATCTACTATATTTGCTACAGATTCATCAAAACAAATAGGTTCAGTTTTTGCTGCATAATGAACTACTAATCTAGGTTCTTGTTGTGAGTAATCAAAACAACCCCATTTATGATTTTCTTCTGGTATAAAAATTGAACGAATCATAGGACCTAAATCCTTATTTCTTGCAGGAATTTGCTGTAAATTTGGATTAGAATAACTAAATCTTCCTGTGACTGTTCCACCAGTATCTGATCTTATTGGATTAATATCAGCGTGAATTCTACCCTTATGTTGATGTTTTAGTATAGTATCTATGAAAGTAGTATGTGCCTTGTTTATTTCTCTTGCTTTTGCTATCTTCTTTATTAATGGATGCTCGTGTGTCGAAAGGAAATTTTTAGTAAATGAAGGTGCTTTGGATTTTTCAGTTAGTTCATATGGTAAAGAAAGTTTATCAAATACTTGTGCAATACTTCTGGCAGCCCATAACTGAGGTTCTATTCCTGTTTCTTTTTTTACTTCTTGGATTAGTTTTTCTTCTTCTGTGCTTAATTCTTTTTTTAATTGATGAGCTCTTTCTACGTCTACCCTTACGCCTTTAAATTTCATATCAATCAAACAAGGAAATAATTGTGTCTCTAAATCAAATATGTTTGATAGATTTTGTTTTTGTATTTCCCTGGATAAAACTTTAAATAACTCTAAAGTTAATTCAGCATCTTTCTCTGCATACTTACCTACAAACATCGCAGGAAGTTTGTAAAGTTCTTTTTTAGGATCTACACCAAAAGAATCTGCAGCTTCTTTTAAAGACTTTTCGTCTTTTACTTCACCAAGATAATCAAATGAAACACTATTTAAACTATACCAAATTCTATTTTCATCAATTAATGATGCCATTACCATTGTATCAATTATGTGTCCGTTTATCTTAATGCCATAAGATTTAATCCAACAAACATCATACATTGCATTATGAAATATTTTTGTAGCATTCGTTGCACAAACTTCTCTAAACCATTCTAAAACAATTCTTCTATCAATATTACCTCCACCTTCGTGAGCTATTGGATAATAACCAGACCAACCATCTACAGCTACAGCAATACCTACAACTTCTCCTCTTCCTTGAATAGCCCCTGATCCCCTAGATCTTAGATCTAAATCTTTTGTTTCTAAGTCAATTGCAATGTGTCTTGCATTACTTAAGTCTGGAAATTCTTCAGGACAATTCCATTCGGTTTGTGGTTCAAACATCATTTCTTTTTTTATTTCTTTTTGTACTATAGCATTTTTTACATATATAGCCATAGTCGTAAGCTATATTTCTTTTTTTACATATCACACATTTAATGTTTATTTTTTTCATCTTTCATCTTTAAAATTTCTAACTCACAATAATGAATTATCTTTTCTAGATCTTGAACTCCATTTTTATTCAAGTATCTACAAACATACTTCACAACGTTTCCCTGAAAGAATGAAAGATTATTCTTTGAAATAAATTCATAAGGTTGAATGCGAAAAGTCTTATAATGTTTTCCGCCTACTTGCCTATCTTGTGGAAATGCCTTATCGAATATATTTTTATTTGTCATACTAATGGTCCTCCTATGTTATATTGATATTCTTGCATTGGCTCTGCCAAATACAATCTTTCTTTGGTTCTTGTTATACCTACAAAAAATGTTCTATGTTCAGGATCGGGATCTTTTAATGCAGAATGATATATAATTTTTGTTATGTCGGTATATAAAACTACATTTTCGCATTCTTCTCCTTTTACACTATGTATTGTAGATATTTTTATTCTAGGTTCTTTCATTAAGTCATCACCTGAATCTATTAAATTACTTATGTATGATTTACTTTCTTCTGAAAAATCTAATAGTTCCCAGCTGCCCGCTACTCGCAACCCGTGTTCAGATTGTAGTGTCTCGATGTCAGCACTATAAATTGTATTAAGAGATTTACCTCCAGAAAATCCATATTTAACGTGACCTTTCTTATAATTTAAATAATCATATAAATTCTTAACTTCATCTTGACTCACACTTGCTCCATTATTTAATCTATGCCAGGTTCTAAAAACCTCTAACATCTTATCAGACAATAAATCTTGATTCTTACAACTAAACCTTAAATTAAGTCCATATAGATATTCTTTAATAGGTTCTAACATTTTATTAGTTCTAGTTAAAATCATCCAATTACCTTCAGATAAATCTATTTCATCTAATCTAACATTCTCATGTATTTCTCCTTCAGCATCTCTAGGATTCCATTTTTTCTCTAACCGATTAGTCATATAAGGAAATATGGAAATGGCTAGTTGATGTATTTTTTTAGGAACTCTTCTTGATTGTATCTGTGGATCTACTTCACCTTTTAGATTAATAAAGATACTTGGATCAGCTCCTTGAAAGGTATAAATGGTTTGATCATCGTCCCCTGCAATGTATGAACGTTTACATTTTGATTCAATGTAAAAGAACATTTTCCATTGCAAAGGACTTAGATCTTGTGCTTCGTCTAAGAATACCGCATCAAGAGAAGGACATTTTTCTTTTTTAATGAAATCTGCAATCATATTATAATATTCAAACATCTTTGTATTATCTTTATATATTTCTAAATCGGCTTCTATTTGTTCTGTTAACCAAAGGTCCACAGAATGAGACAAATCTAATTCAATGGCTGCTTCTTGTATATCTATTTGTCTTGATCTAGAATATTCAATGATCTTCATATGTGGATTTGTATATTCAACATAACCAAATTCATTGACTCTAGATTCAAAAGATAAATCTTTACATATTTGAGACCAAGTTTTAAAACCTTTCCATTTATTTCCTTTCAATAATCCTGTTTTAGTATTATATTTTAACTCTTTGTTTCCTAAAGAATGCATCGTTCCTATAAAATAAAGATTAGCATCTATTCTTTTATTTGCTTCTCTTGCAGCAGCATTGCTAAATGAAATGTAAATGATTTTTTGTGCATCAGTCTTATGCTCATTTAATTCTTTTTTAAGATATTCAGTTAATCTATATGTTTTGCCAGTGCCTGGCGGCCCTGGAATTATAATTCTATGCAAAGTCAGGCTCCTTCATATTTTCTTTTCTAACCATTGGTTTATCTAAACTAATGGTATCCATTTCCATACATCTAATGCTTTTATTGTTTATTTTCTTAACAACTTCTTTGGTTCCAAATAGATCAGTTATTTTTTTAGTGACTCTACGTTGAGGCCAAGTTTTATCAGGCCACGCTCTACTTTTAACTAAATAAGCCCAAAAGCTTTTAATCTTGAAATAACTTTTTCCATTTTCAGTAAAGGCAGAACTTCTTTCCACATCTTCAAATTTTTTACCTGGAGATTTATTTATGAATTCTCCTAAAGATTCTTTAAGTTGAATGTCAATTTTAATTGATTCAGGAGCTTCTATTGGAATAACCTTGCTTAATAATTTGTTTAACATTCTAATCCATATTGCTTTTGGAATTGGTGGTATGGCTTGATTAATTTGTTCTAAACACTTTAATGAAAATCTAGTAGCATCGTGTAAGTCAGCTGCTTCTACTTCAACACTATCTTCTCCTATGACTACATAAAATATTGGTGGATCAGATTCATATTTTTTTATTTCTTTTATTTCTAATCCAGGAGTAAAGTCATCGCCTACACCAAACTCTTGAAGCATACATTTCTTTGAATTACAAAAAGATGCTATTGGTTCATCTTTACATTTATATTGATATTCTTTAGTATTTATGGATTTAATTATTCCATCCATTTCTTTTTTATCTAATGGTGGCTGACAATATTTATCATTATAGTTAAATATTTTAGCATCCCAATTTTCAGAAAATCTTTTCTTTACATAAATACCAAAGTTATACATTGCATTATTTCTTTGACCATTTGGTATGCCTTGTTTTGCTAAAGCTTTTAAACAAGGTGGAGCTCCTTTTAATAGATCATCTTCCACTTCAACATCTTCTTTTACTTCTAATTTTTCTAGTTGCTCAACACTTAATTTTACCTTATCATACTGCGCAAAAAATTCTTCTAAAGTCATAGCCGATGCATCTTGTTTCATTGCATATCGAATTGGACGTTTAACATTGTGATAAGGTAAGTTTAAAAAACTTCCAGTATCTCCACGCTCTACTTTAACGTGATTTTGTTTTGGAAATATTTCTGAATTAGCATATCCTAATACTGCTGCTATTTCTTTTAATTTACTTCTAAATAAAGCTGCTGGTGCAAATTCTGTAGTAAATAAAAATACATGCGCACCTCCTGATTTTGATCTACAAACAATCAAAGGTAATTTCTTATCTGTTATCTTTTTAATTAATTCTAAATGATTCAAACTATAAATGTCTATGTCAATACAAGCCCATTTACATTTACTTTGTTCGTTAATTGGAATTATTCCTAATGCTGGATCTACACCATCAAAATGATCCTGCCACATTTTTTTTGTTGGTGTTTGTTTAATTATAAAAGATCTTGTTTTATGTTTTCCTCTTTCATCAAACTCGTCTGTTTTACGAGTTTGACCATAAGCACTATTTGATCCTTCAAATATATTTTGAAACTTATCTAGTTCTGTCATTTTTATCTTTATGTTGGGCGGTATTACTACCGCCCAAGAAAATATTAGCCTCTGTTTTTAAAGCTACTGTAGAACTTTTTAGCTCGTTCATACATTGCAGCATCTTCAACAGGACCTACCTTCGCTACGTTCCAACCATACCATTGATTACCTTTTCCTGTATTTAATACAGAAGATAATTTATAGATATGACTAAATGAAGGCGGTGTAAATGGACCATTCTTTCCGTCTAATACAATAGACTTCATCATTGAATTCCATTTTCTGCTAATTTTACCTTGAGATGAACTCATAGATATCATTGCAGTTTCGCTAGATGTTGGGCCTAGTATAATTACAAAATGTTGACCAACAGTTAAGATGTAATTACCATTTTGTAATCTATCTTTTCCATCAGCACCTTTTGTTGTTTTATCTAGGATATCAGAAGTATCAGGATAAATCATTTCTGGTCTTCCTGAACCTGTACCAAAGTCGGACCATTCTTGGTATTCCAACTTATAGTAACAAGGAATTACATTAATTCCCTGTGCGCCATCATACAGTTGTTTAGTAACTGTATTTAAAAACATACCTGGTTCAGCACCATCTACGTAATTTTGATTACGTTTTTGTGCTTCTGCAGATCCGTTTTGTAATAGTTTTAAAATAGGTGGGGCCAGTGATTCTGTCCTCACATTTTCAAAACCTGCGTGGGCATCTGCTTCAAATAATGAAGCTGATGGTAATCCCGCCGTCTTTTTTGTTGTCATCGCGTTGCTTGTATCGCTCATCGTGTTTCTCCTTTATCGTTTAGTTATTTTTGTTTGGTTACCCGCAAACGGTTTAAATAGGTCAGCAGGAACATCAAGTCCAGATTCAAGACGTTCCCTGACCAATGCTTTGAGTGTCATAGGATTTACTCCAATTTTCTGGACAGGTTCAAATCCTTGACCTCGTGCAAGGACAGCATATTGTGCTGCCTTGTTATCTTCGCCACGACCAAAGGTAACGGTAATATCATTTTTAATAATATCACCTAGACCGTTGTTACGAAGCCATTCAAAAGCCTCTTCCTGTTTTTCTTTAGGAATAGTGGCGCCGTAGATTTTTTTGACTTCTACTGATTCACCATCTTTGAGCTTTAATTTTGTAATTTGCATATCATCCATCATAGCAGGAATTTCTACCATTGATAAAAGATTTGCTTTCTCTTTTAATTTTTTTATAGACTCTTCTGCATTTGCAATTTCGTCTTCTAAATCTTTTAATTCAATTACCTTATCAGATAATCGTTTAGCGGAATCTATTTGTTCCACCGATTGCATTCTATCGTTTTCAAAATTTATTGTCATAGCTTTCTATCCTTTCTATATAAGTTTTTATTTTTTCATTGTCAAGTTTTATTATACAAATCAATTTCAACTGGATAATATTTCCTTTCTTGTTTATCCCATTTTAATAATTTATACTTTCCATTAGTAATATCAGAAACTATTGAACACGCAACACCTATGATTGCTGGATCACCAGTTAATAATAAATAATCGTTTGAATTATATTCTTTTAACTTTTGCCTTAATGTTGAAACAACATAAGCTGGACTTAAAATAATTTGCGAATTTTCAGGAAGCAAAACTTTTAATTGTCCATAATGGGTCGCACCAACTATGTTTATTTTAGGCATTCCTATTTTAGTTCCTGGAATGTCTTGTATTACATATACAATATTTTTATTTTTTTCTAACACTAATAATATTACCTTCTTGACATCTTATATAATAATCTATATATGATTTCAATAGAAAGAAGAAAATATATGCACTATAAATTTAAAAGCAAACCTTTTGCTCATCAATCTAAAGCATTAGAAATGTCTTGGAATAAAGAAGTATTTGCATACTTTATGGAAATGGGTACAGGTAAATCTAAAGTATTAATCGATAATATTGCTGTTCTTTATAACAATGGCAAAATAAATGGCGCTTTAATTGTAGCACCTAAAGGTGTCTATAAAAATTGGTTTGATTCGGAAATACCAAATCATATGCCTGACTATATAGAAAAGAAAGTAGGGCTTTGGAGAACGGACCCTAATGCAAAAGAATTAAAACCTTTATTTGAACCAGGAGCAGAATTACATATTTTAATAATGAATGTAGAAGCTTTCTCTACAAAAAAAGGATTACAATTTGCTCATAAATTTTTATCTTGTCATACTGCATTGATGGGTATTGATGAGTCAACTACAATAAAAAATCCCACAGCTAAAAGAACTAAAAATATTCTATCTTTGAAACCTTTCACTAAATATAGAAGAATACTTACAGGTTCACCTGTTACTAAATCACCTTTAGATTTATTCTCTCAATGTAATTTTTTAGATCCTTGGTTATTAAGTCAACAATCTTATTATGCATTTAGAACCCGATACGCTATTTGCAGAAAGATAAATGTTTCAGGAAGACAAGTTGAAATAGTTGTTGGTTATAGAAACCTTGGGGAACTATCTGAAAAACTAAAACCATTTTCTTATCGGGTCCTTAAAGATGATTGTTTGGACCTACCTCCTAAGACTTACACTAAACGTGTTATTGAATTATCAGATGATCAAAAGAAAGTTTATAGAACTATGAAAGAAAAAGCCATTGCATTTTTAAATGGTAAAATGGTTTCAACAGCAACAGTTATTACTCAATTAATGAGATTACATCAAATAACTTGTGGTCATTTTACATCTGATGATGGTGAAACACAGGAAATAAAAAACAATCGTATTGATGAGTTAATGGACATTTTAGAAGAAATGGAAGGTAAAGCTGTTATATGGGCTCACTATAGATATGACATTGAGAAGATAGTTGAATCAATATCTAAAAAGTACGGTGAAAAATCTGTTGTTACTTATTATGGAGATACATCAACAGATGATAGACAAAAAGCAATTAAATTAATTCAAGACCCAAACTCTTCTGTTAGATTCATTGTAGGCACACCACAAACAGGTGGTTATGGAATCACTTTAACTGGTGCGTCTACTATGATTTATTATTCTAATGGAT